TCTAACTGACTTTTATATTATAGATCCTTAAATCTTTAATGTAAACAATTATTTTACATATTTTAAAATTTATTTTACATATTTTAAAATATTATATTTGAGGAAAATAACCTAAAAGATTACCTTTATGCCATTTAAGGAAAAGAACTCTCTCTATTTTCCCTCTCATCTTTATACCATTAATTGTTATTCCGAAAATTGGATCATATTTAATAAATTTTTGAGAAATAGTGTTTGCTATACCTTCTATCATTATAGTATCGCCCGGATTAACTTCGGAGGCATTAATAAATTCAATTTTCATAATTTTATCATTTTAAAGTTTTTATTATTAATTAACAACATAACCGGCTTCAATAAAACCGTCACCATCAATAACTATTTGTTTACCTTCTTTTGTGATTTTAGTATCTAAAATTGAAGTAAGTGTTTGACCGTAAAAATTAATAGTAAATTCAACTAATTGGTAAAATAAGTTTTCATCACCTTTTGGAGCTTTAACTTTTTCTAATTTTTTAATTTGTAAGTTTTTCATAATTTTATCATTTTAAAGTTTGTATTTGTCTAACTGACTTTTATATTATAGATCTCTACTTTTTAAATGTAAACAATTATTTTACATATTTTAAAATATATTTTATTTTTTGCAATTTAAGGTTTACAAATAAGAAATTGCATTTTATAATTATTTTCTTTATTAACCTTAAATTAAAATAAATTATGTCTACTGATGATTTAATGTCTTTAGAAGAAATACAAGCTTTGCTTAAAGATAAGAAGCTTTATGTGATTGCAGAAGCTACAGGATTAACTTATCCGACTCTTAAAAAGCTTGCTGATGGTAAAAAAGCTAATTATACTTATGGTACTTTACTGAAAGTAACAAACTATCTAAGACCTACTAAAACTACGGCAAATTAAGCTTCATCTTAGTTTGATTGGAACGTAAATATTATAAATTAAAATAAATATTTGATATGGTTAAAAATTCTATTATTGACCAATATCTTTCAGCTGGTAAAAACTTAATGCCTTTAGATGTTAAAATACCTAGAAAGAATTGGAGAACTACAATATTTTCTAGTGAACAGCTTCATAGCCACAATAGCAATATTGGTTGGCAAATAGGTTTTAAAGATCTTGTTGTTGATGTTGATCCTAGGAATAATGGAGATAAGAGTTGGGCTAAATTATGTGAAAGATTTAATTTAGATTTAACCCCTACAGTTAAAACGCCTAGAGGTGGTTATCATTATTATTTAAAGATTCCTGAAAAATACAATGATTATTCTTTCAAGAAAACTTTAAAAGAATATGAGGGTGTTGATTTTTTAACTGAAGGATCTTATTGCCTAATAACTTCTTGCTCAACTGATAAAGGTGATTATGTTTGGTGCGATGATTTATTTGGTAAATTCGAACAACAAGAAACCCCTGAAGCAATATTTAATCTTATTGCTTACAAATTAGAAACTAATGACTTAGGAGATTTTGAAGGTTTAATCGGTGGTAAATCTGCTAATTGGTCCGAAGATAAAGTATTAGAAATGCTTGAAAAACTTGATCCATCAATGGGAAATGATGAATGGGTTAAAGTTGGAATGGCTTTGCATGATTGGGACCCAGTTAAGGGTTTAGATTTATGGGAAGATTGGAGTCAAGACGGTGATAATTATGAAGAAGGAATGACAGAAACCAGGTGGAAGAGTTTTGATGTTTCTGGCGGTGTTACTCTTGGCACTATATCTTATATGGTTAAAGAAGTTAATTATGATGAAGCTTCCGAGCAAGTAAATAGATATTTAGATAAGATTAAATATGCTAATGAAAAGGATTTAGAGTTTGAATTAATACCTAAAATTAAAAAGCATAACTTTTCTAAGATTAATCTTGAGAAGATTGTAAAAGCTATTCAAGATAGATATAAAGATATTTCTAACGTAAAAATCCCGATAAGCAATATCAGGAATCTTTTAAGCGGTGTTGAAATAATTAATGGAACTTTTGTTGAAGAAGGTGAAGCGCCTGATTGGTGTAAAGAATGGGTTTATATTAATAGTCATACAGCCTTTGCAAATCTTAATACTTTAAAGATATTAAAAACAGAAGCTTTTAATATTAAAAATGGTAAACACGTTCCTCCTTCTGTTAATGGCTCAAAACAATCAGCAGCTAAATATATTGCTGATAGCGGTTTTATTGATACCGTTGATGCAATGGCTTATTTACCTAATACTCATGAGCCTGTTGTTGAAATAGATGAATATAAAGTATTAAATTGTTTTAATCCTAAAACAGTTCCTACAGCAGCAATTGAATATTCTGAAGAAGGAAGAGCCGCAATAAGTTTAGTTAAAAAACATATTAAATTTATTTGCACGACTAAAAATAATAGCGATATTTTTACTCAATGGCTAGCTCATCAAGTGCAATTTCCAGGTAAACAAATCCTTTGGAGTCCGGTTATTCAATCAATTCAAGGTGTAGGTAAATCATTTTTTGGCGAATTACTTAGATGTTGTTTAGGTGATAGGAATGTAGGAACAGTAAGCCCCGGACAAGTTGTAAGTGATTTTAATGGTTGGGCTACAAATGTTAGTGTGAATGTTTTAGAAGAATTAAGGGTAAAAGGACATAATAGATATGATGCTATTAATAGTTTAAAACCTTTAGTTACTGATCGGATGATTCAAATTAATGATAAAGGTGTAAAGCAATATATGACTTACAACACAACTAATTATATTTGTTTTACTAACTATAAAGACTCATTGCCTATTGATCAAGATGATCGAAGATGGTGGATAATATTTACTCAAATAGAATCATTAAATGAATTAGTTGAATATGTAGGCGAAAGTGCTGAAACATATTTTCCTAAACTATTTGGAGCGGTTAGAACTTACGGTAATGAAATTAGAAAATGGTTATTGGAATATAAATTATCTGATGAATTTTTAGCTATAAAACAAGCCCCTATGACTGATGATAAACTTTCTATGATTGCAACTGAAGAATCTTCTTTTGAAGGGTATTCAGAATTAAAAGAATTGATCGAAAAAGGGGGAAAATATTACAATAAAGAGGTTGTTTCTTCATCAGATTTATTCGATGCTTTGCTTTTTGAATATCCGGATTTAGACATTCAAACTAGTAAAAAACATCTTTTGATGAAAAAATTAGGATTTAGTGCTGTTGCAAAACCGATAAAAATTGACGGAAAAGCGAGAAGAATTTGGCGAAAGAAAAATTACTCTAATGAAAAAATTAGAGAATTATTAAAATAAGGTTACTACTAAGGCTAAAGTTACAAGAAAAAGTTATAGGTTTTGAAAGGGTTGTAACTTTTTTATTTTTTCCTGAAGCCTTTTATTTATTGCTTTTATTATTATTTTATTTATATAAAGTTACAAGTTACAAGTAATAATTAAAGTATACATATAATAATAATAAAAAATATATAAAAAATAAAATAATAAATATGTATATAAGGGCTTAGCGCCTATATACCTTGAAACCTGTGACTTTTAACCCCCTGGAGATAAGCATACCTTGGCTTTAAGAGGGTTACTAGGCCTGAAACCTTAGTGTAACCTATTAAAAAGGGTTAGTTTTGAATGTACTTTTAGGATTTGTAAAATATAATTTATGTTTTTAATATTAATTTAGTTAAAAAATGGCACAAAAAGATTTAATTCCTGTTACCCAAAGAACCAAAGAGGAAGCAAAGAAAATTAGTAGCAATGGTGGAAAAAAATCCGGAGAGGCTAGAAGGAAGAAAAGAGACTTGAAAGAACGCTTTAAAATTGCTTTAGAATTTATGGGAAATGAAAAAGCAAAAGCTCTTAAAAAATCTGGCCAATTAGATAAAGCCGCATTAGTAAAAGAAGTAGGCTTAGAAGTTTATTCTCTATTAGAAATTGCGAGCAATACTTTAATTGATGAAAAAGTTCAAGCTTCAGCATGGAATGATGTAATGGACAGAACAGAAGGTAAACCCGTTCAGAAAAATATTCTTGATGCTACAGTAAATGAATCTCAAGAACTTTCTGATAAGGAAAAAGAATTAATTGATAGGCAAATTGCAAAGCAAGCTAAAAAACTAAAGAATGACTGATCTTTATAATACTGATACATTAGATCACCTCGTTCAGAGCAAGTTAAGCTGCTTTTATGAGCAATCTTTTCCTAAATTTGACGCCGGAGAGGTTTATTTAGATAATTGGTATATTGAGCTCCTGTGTGAGTATTTAGAGGCATTTGGTAGAGGTGAAATTAAAAACCTTAATATCAATATCCCTCCTAGATTTGGTAAATCAGCTTTATGCAATGTTGCTTTTTCGATGTGGTTACTAGGCCATAATCCTAAAATGAAAATAATAACTATTTCTTATGGTGCAACATTATCTCAAAAATTACATGGTTACGGTCGAGCAATTTCAAATACTTCTTGGTATAAAAGGGCTTTTCCTAGATTTAAAATTGATAATTCTGCTAAGTTTGGAAAGATTGATGAAAGCGAAACTAAAAATACTCAAAGCCAATTTATTACAACTGAAGGAGGTTTTAGAATAGCTGCTTCAACAAATGGAGCATTAACAGGTGAAGGTGGTAATATTTTAATCTTTGATGATTTAATGAATCCGGCTGAAGCTTTATCAGTAACACAAAGAGAATCAGCTTTAAATTGGACTAGAGGAACTGCTTTTTCCAGGTTTAATAATAGGAAGCTAGGTCAAAAGCTTAATATTCAACAAAGATTAGGCGATGAAGATTTTACAGGAACTTTTGTTGATGATGGATGGGAAAATGTAATTATTCCTATTCAAGCAAGACAAACTAAAATTTATAGTTTTGGTGATGTTGTTAAAGTTTATAAGAAAGGTGAATTTATAGAGCCTAGAAGGTATGGGCCTAATGAAATGAAGCAAGATAGAATTGATATGGGTTCTAAAGTTTATGAAGCTCAATTCTTTCAAGAGACAGAGCCAGACGACGGCGAAGTATTTAAAAAAGAATGGTTTAAATACTGGATGTTTTTGCCTAAGATGGATTATTATGCTATTTATGCTGATACTGCTTCAAAGGAAGGAAGGGACAATGACTATACTGTTTTTATGTGTTGGGGACTTCTTACTAAAAATGGAAGAAAATACGCATATTTGATTGATGTTTATAGGGAGAAAGTAACAACCCCTAAGCTTTTAAAGGCTTCTAAAGAGTTCTGGTTAAAGCATAAAAATAATGAATATAAAGTTCCATTGATTAAATTTGCTGTTGAAGATAAATCTTCCGGCATAGGATTAATTCAATTGTTAGAAGATGAGACAAATATACCAGTTACTAAATTAATTCCTGAAAAGGATAAGGTGGCTAGAGCTAATGATATACTGCCTAGAATGGAATCATCACAAGTTTTATTTCCTAAAGATGCTCCATTCTTAGCAATATTAGAAAAAGAATTGCTTCTTTTTTCATCTAAAAAGAACAATAATAAAAAAGATCAGGTTGATACACTGACTTATGCAATAAAAGATTTACTTTTTGATCCTGAAGATGATAAAAATAAACCTTTAAACTATTCGGCTTTAATAAACGAAGTTAATAAATTATGACAAACAAAAATAAAATATCTAAAATAACTAATGTGGATAATACTGATGAAGCATTAAATACTGATGGTTATGTTGATTGCGCTAAAAAATTAGGCACAAGAAAATCAGGCAATACTGGCTTTTCATTAAATTTAGGCGATGATTCATTATTTGCTGCTTTATATACAGGAAATGGATTAACTAAAAGATATATTGATCTTTTAAGTGATGATATGACTCGTCAATGGGTTACTATTCCTGAAGATACTGACGGAATAATTTTAAATTATCTTGAAAGATTAAAAGCTAAGAAAGAATTTAAAAATGCTTTAAGGGCTTCAAAATTATTCGGTGGATCAATTATCTTTATGGTTATAGATGATGGCGGAGAGCCCAACGATCCTGTAAATGTCAATAATATTAGATCAGTTCAAAAGCTTAAATTCTTTAGTAGAAAATATGTTACTATTGATACTTTGAATTATTATACTGATGCAGCAAGCCCTAAGTTTGGTGATCCTGAATTCTTTACGGTAACAAGTGGAAGCCAGGTATTAACTATTCATGAAAGTAGATGTTTAGTTTTTAGAGGAGAATATTATCCTTTTGATGAATTAGGATTGCAAACAAATTATGAAACTTATTGGGGATTATCAATATTACAATCAATCCATGAAGAATTAGAAGATTATGGATTAGCTCAGCAAGCTTTAATGAGATTATTAACTAAAGCAAATATTGATGTTCTAAAGATCAAAGGTTTAATGGGTTTATTATCAACTCCAGATGGTTTAAAACAATTAGATGCAAGAATAACAAGTTTTGATTTAGCTAAATCAGTTTCAACAACATTACTTTTAGATAATGAAGAAAATTTTGATTCAGTAAATCAAACATTAACTGGAGTTGCTGAAACTTTTACTAAATCTCAAACCGCTTTATTTGGTGTTATGGGTGTTCCTCCAATGCTATTTGGTATTCAAGGAAAATCTTTAGGCGGTAATGATGATAACCAATTAAGATTATATTATGATAGAATAAAATCTGATCAAGATGAAGAAATGCTTGATCCTTTTGATAAATTAAAAGGTTATATTGTTAAAGCTAAAGACTCTAAAGTTAATGAGAATCAAGAATATAATATTAAGTTTAATTCTTTATGGCAACAAACAGAAAATGAAAAAGTTACTATGAGAAAAGAACAAGCAGAGACTGATCAGATTTATATTAATAATGGGGTTGTAGGTCCTGAAGAAGTTAGGGAAAGTAGATTTGGAGGAGGAACTTACTCTATTGAAACTGAAGCAGAAGGCGAAGTTGATTTAGGAGAAATACCTCAAGAACCTAAAGCAAAAGAAAATGAGTAAATTAATTCATACTAAAGATAAAACTCAAATTTATTTAAACGAACTTGATAATGAAATAATAATTGATATTGACGAGCATTCTATGCACAATGATATAAGTTCTAGAATTATTTTTTCAGGTTGTTTAAGATATGAATATTGTAAAAGTTTTTTAAAAACTAATTATTCTATTGAATTAGATAATTTTATTGAAGATTAATATGGCTTTAAATCCAATATTCAAACAACAAGCTTTACTTGCTAATAATGGTAAAGTTAAGGTTAGAAAGAATTTTGCTAAATGGCTTTATCCTCACAATGCTCAAAGAACTTACGAAAAAGAATTAGTAGCATTAAATAAGCAATTAAGCAGAATAGCTTTGCAAAATGTTATTGATTTATTGCCTTCTTTAGTTGAAGAAGCTAAGGTTGAAAGGGGTGATAATTCTGAATTAAAATTAGATTTAGGGTTAGTTGATTCAATTAAAGAAATAACTAAAGCAACCCTTTTTGATTACAATTCTTTTGTAAGTGATCCAACACTAAATGAGCTAACAGGCCAACAAGCTGCTAGAATATCAAATTATAATAAAGGGCAATTAGTTAAAGTAATTCATTCAGCGGTTAAAGTTAATCCTATAATGGCCGAGCCTTATTTGAGGCCACAAATAGAATTATTTCAAGCTCAAAATTCAGCATTAATTAAAAAATTATCAGCGGAACAAGCTACTAGAATGGAAGGAACTCTATTTAGAAATTTGTCAGCTGGTAATGGTGTTAAAGTAATTAGGGAAGAATTACAAAAGAATTTTGAAATAAGTGAGAATAGAGCAAGACTAATTGCCAGGGATCAAACAAATAAATTTAATGGTGATTTAGCTCAATTAAGACAACAGGAATTAGGAATAGGCGAATATTGGTGGTCAGGTTCTTTAGATGAAAGAGAAAGACAAACCCATTTAGATAATGAAGGTAAACATTTTGCATGGAATAAACCGTCACTTATTACAGGCCACCCAGGTTCACAAATAAGATGCAGATGTACTGCTCAGCCTATACTAACTGATGAAATGTTTCTTTAACTTAAAAATAGTGTCATTTTAGCTTAGAATGCGCTATAATTGGTTTATATGTTTACTTTAAAAACTTAAAAGCTAATATTATGAAAATATTTACAATTGTAATTTTACTATTTACTGTATCTTGTACTTCATTAAGTCAATTTGCTTTGAAGGTAGATTTTGAACAAAGATTAAAAGAAAATACATTTGATTCAGATCTTTCTTTAAGAAAAACTAATGAAAAGGTAGATAAAGTAGAGTTAATAAGATTAGAAGAGATTAAAGATATACCAACAACTTTGGTTGCATTATCTGTAGATTTAGAAGGTTATGCAGTTACGCATATTACTAAATTTGCAACTGATGAAATGTTTGTTGTTGATGAACAAAGTCTAAAAGATTTTGCTAAATCTAAAAATTCTAATTTAGTTGTTTACATTGAAATAAAAGACGTGTTAAGGTATAATTTATACAATGACAATAAAACGATAAAAGTTATAGAAAGAAAAGGAACGAAATTATTTAATGCTTTTCTATTTTCTAAAGTGAATATAGATGGTTCAAGAAAGATAAACATTAATTAAAGATTGTGACTAAAGACAATATAACAATTGACAGCTTAAAATTAGATGGCTTAGATACTGTTGAAGCTGTAAGATATGATAATCTAAACTTAGATGAAGGAAAGCTAACTAAAACCGATGAAGGTTATTTAGAAGGTTTTGCTATTGCTACCAGAACTGGAGTTTTTAATTATGTAAGAGCTGATGGTTCAATCCAAAGAGAGTTAAGACTTCCTGAAGAAGTATTTAAAGAAGATGCAATTAACTCTTTCAAAATGCTCCCTATTACAAACGATCATCCAAAAGAAGAAGTAAATGCTGATAATGTAAAAGAACTTTCTGTTGGATATACAGGGGAAGAAATAAAGAAGCAAGATAATTTTTTAGTTACAAAATTAAAAATAACTGATAAAACTGCTATAGAACAAATTAATGCTGGTAAACGCGGCCTTTCTTATGGATATAAAGTTAATCTAGTTAAGAAAGATGGTATTTACAAGGGTGAACGATATGATCATGTTCAAACTGGCATTAAAGGGAATCATTTGGCCATTGTTTATCAAGGCCGAGCTGGTGATAAAGCTAAGCTTAGACTTGATGGGCAGGACGCCATGTGTGTTTTTAATAACTTCAATAATAACAATAATCTAATTATGAAAAAATATAAGCTAGATGGAAAAGAAATTGAAGTTTCAGAGGAAGTCTTTTCAAGACTTGATACTCTTGAAACAGAAATTACTTCTCTTAAAAACACTGAAAAGGAATCAAAAAATAAGATCGATTCTTTGGAAGGCGAAAAAGACGCTTTAAAAGTAGAGAAAGATGCTTTGAAAGTAAAATTAGACGAATTATCTAAAAAAGATGATTCAGAAGAAATTGCTGAAAAAGTTAAAGCTAGAATTTCTTTAGAAAAAAAGTGTGCTGAATTTTTGAAAGAAGATGAAGATATTTCTTCTCTTTCAGATTCAGAACTTAAATCTAAAGTTATTTGTGCATTTTCTCCAGAATTTAAATCTGATGAAAAAAGCGAAGAATACTTAACTGCTAGATTTGATGCTATTTTAGATCTTAAAAAAGATTCTAAACTAGCTGCAAATTTCAAAGTTGCAAGCAATAAAAAAGATTCTGATGAGTCTAAAATTGCTGTTAGCAATTCTGATTTACAAGCAGATTTAATTAAAAGATCAACCTTAAATAAATAATTATTATGTCTATTATAAAATATCAAGATTATTACGACGTTGGCCAAGCTGGTCAAGTTGCAACTTTAGAAGATTCTAATATCAAAACAAGAAACGCTCAAGAAGTTATCGGTTTTGGTAAAGGGGTTGTTAAAGGTTCCACTGGCGGAACTGATGTTAAGAATATTGCTAAAAATATAGCAACTCTTGATTTCGATGCTGACTTTGTAACTTCAAATACTATCAACTTAAATGTTAATGGTGTTGCAATTTCTGAAGTAACTTTTGACACTGACCAAGCTACTACAAAAGCTGCTTTGGTTGCTGCAATTGATGCTTTAACAGGAATTAGTGCTGTTGATGCTGCTTCAAGAGCAATCACAATTACAACTGATGCTGGTGATAATATTACCGTTTCAGATATTGTTGTTGCTGCTGGTGCTTCTCAAGCTAATGGTTCTGTTGCTTATACTTCTTCAGATGTTGTTGAAGGAATTAGTGCTTTAAGACATGGCCAACCAGTAACTATTGGCGGCGATGATGCTTACCAAATTAATGATGCTGTTAATGTTTTAACTAAAGGCGTTATTTGGGTAAATGTTATTGCTACTGTTGCTTATGGTGATTCAGTTTATATCGCTAACGATAAAACAGATTCTGCAAATCAAGGTAACTTTACAAATGCTTCTAGTGGAAACTTAGCTGTTTCTTCTGCTAAATTTGTAAGTGCTGCGACTGGAACAACTGGAACTCCTGCTTTAGCAAAAGTAGAAATTAACCAACCGTAATTAATAACTTAAAAATTAGTAAAACAATGACTATTAAAACTTTTAAATTAGATAATGGAGAGGAGTTGAAAATCGACACTTCTTCAAGTGAGTTTAAAGCTTACGAAAGAGCGGCAGAGCAAGTCGGTATTGTAAAAAATGATGAAGCATTCTTTTTTGCAAGAAACCTTGAATTTATCCGTCAAAAAATATTCACTCCAGTATATGCTGAATTGAAATTATTGAATGGTGGTTTACTACCAATTAATAGTGCAATTCCAGAAGGCGCTGAAACTGATACTTATGATGTTTTGGATTCTTCAGGTGAAGCTGATGTTATCGGTGATTTTGCTGATGATATTAATACTGTTGAAGTATTTGGCGAAGAAGAAACCAATAAGATCAAGTCAATCGCTGATGCTTATATCTATTCTGTACAAGATATGAGACGCGATAAAATGCTTAATCGTCCTGGTCATTCTGTTGTTACCAATAAAGCTTTAGCTGCTAGACGTGCTGTTGATCAAAAAATCGAGAAAATGCTTGGTTTTGGTGATTCAAGATATGGAATTACTGGTATGTTCAACAATGCTAATGTGCCTAATGCTGCTGTTGCTGCAACTGGTACCGGTTCTTCAACTTTATGGACAACTAAAACTGCTCAACTAATTTTAGACGATGTTGCTTCAGCAATGGACGACATGGACGATATTAGTAAAGGTAATGAAATGGCTGATACTATGTTGCTTGATAATACTAATTATGAATTAATTAGAAAGAAAGCTCTTGATGTTACCAATTATTCTGGTATGTCAGTTCTTAAATATATCGAGCAAGAGTATAATTTGAAAGTTGTTAAAATGTCTCAACTTAAAAATGCTTTTGTTAGTGGTACTAAATCAGGTTTTTGTCTTTATAATAATTCTCAAGAAAAACTTGAAGGTGTATTACCAATAAGAATGATGCCTCACGCTCCACAAGTTAAAAATCTTGCAACTAAGAATATCTTAGAAGCTAGATGCGGTGGAACAAGAGTATTCTTCCCTTATTCTGTATCTATCAATACTGGTATATAATATTGAAAACTTAATCAGGAGGATAAATTATTCTCCTGATTATTTTATATTTATTAACACAAAAAAGTATTAACATGAAAATATTAAAAAGAACTAAAGGCCTTTTAAGATTTAAAGTTTCAACAGGAACTATTACTTTAAAAGAAGGTGAAAATGAATTATCTGATGCTGAATCAAAATTAATTAAAGAACATCCTATGTATGAAGCTTTAGTTAAAACTTCAGGATTAGTTGAAGTTGCCGAAGCTCCGAAGCCAAAAGCTAAAACTGCTGCTCAAATTAAAGCAGAAAAAAAAGCTGCTAAAAAAGCTGAAGAGGAAAAATTAGCTGCTGAAGAAGCTGCTAATGCTGATTCTGAAGGTGAAGAAGATGAGTCTAAAGAAGATTCTGATTCTGAAGGCGAAGAAGGAATTGATCTTTCTGATATTGATCTTAAAAAACAAGATAAAAAAGCTTTAGTTGAAATTGCTACTGCTTTAGAACTTGATACTAAAGGATTAAATGCTGATCAAATCATCAAATTAATTGAAAGCAAAAAATAATGACAACTGCCCTTGAGTGGTTGGCATGTGTTGCTCCAGCAATTGATGCTGCTAATTCCACGGATGTAAAAAATAAGTTTATTGGTATAGCTACAAGCGAAATAGATGCTACTTTGTTTACTGAAACTAATACTTATAATATGGCCGTGGCTTATTATGCAGCTCATTTGTTGGAGCTTAGCTCTCGAGATGGTAATTCTCGAGGAGTTTTGACAATGGAAAAAGAAGGCGATTTGTCAAGAAGTTATGGGGGTGGAAGTAGCAAAGAAACGAATAATACTCAATATTTAGATTCTTATAAAAGATTAATAAAGGCACGAGTGCCACAATTTTATATGCAAAGTGGCAGTTGTTAAAACAAAAGATACAGGATTTAATAATTATAAAGATGCCTTTAAAGAATTAGATTCTAAAAAGGTTGCCGTAGGATTATTTGCTGATGTTGGCGATGAAGTTTTGACAAAAGGTGTTGTAAATGAGTTTGGTACAACTCAAGCAGGAAAAAATCATAATATTACTATTCCGGAAAGATCTTTTATCAGATCGACTTACAATAAAAATTATAAAAAAGTAGGGCGAAGGTTCGGTCAGATAGCTAAATCTATTTCTAATGGTAATTATAAAGTAAAAAGTAAATTAAAGCTTATAGGATTAGAGCAAGAAGCAGCTATTAAAAAAGCAATGGTTGATTTAAGAACTCCGGCAAATGCTGAATCAACTATAAGAAAAAAAGGTTCATCAAATCCTTTAATTGACACAGGAGAAACTAGATCTAAAATATCAAGCGAATTAAGAGGAGCAAATGAGTAGTTTTAGACAAACATTGACAGTCAAAAGAAAAGCTAGCGGTTCTTATAATGCTGCAGGATTTTTTGAAGTTACCGGAGCAGATTCTACATTTGAAATTCAAGCAAGTATTCAACCGATTTCAGGTAGTGATATGAAGTTATTGCCAGAAAATAGAAGAGAAGAAGAAATAACAAAATTATATACAGATACAAAATTGAATGGTATAATTAAAGGAAGTGGATTAAATCCTGATTTTGTTGTAATTGATGGAGTTGATCATGAAGTAATTAGGACTTTTAATTGGCGAAATAATGTGATTAACCATTATAAAGTTTTTGTTGCTAAGAGGGTAACAAATGACGCCGTACCACCAATAGGAGCTTAATATGTCAATAAATTTTATAGATTTAAAAACAAATATTGCAACTGTAATTACTACATTAACAAGTAAGCCGGTTATCTGGTCAGATCAGAATGCTCCTACTCCTGATGGTGATTATATTGTTTTAAAAATACCAACTGTTAGAAACCCGGGGGGAACAGATTGGGAAAGTAAGCCAAATGCTGCTGAAGAAATTGAGACGCAAGGAGATAGAGAAGTAATTTTATCATTAATAGCTGTTGGTGAAACAGGAATGGATATTTTGACAAATTTAGATAGTTCTTTAAATTTAAGTTCCAATTTAGAATTATTGTGTCAAAATAAATTAGCATATGTAGGATTAGAAAGTGAGGCTACTGATATAACAACTATTATTGGTAATAGTTTTGAAACAAGAGCTGCAGCTGAAATAATTTTTAGAATTTCTAAAAATTATTCTGCTGCAGGAGATACTGTTCCAGCTGTTACTTCTATAGATGTTGATGGCACTGCTCAAAGTGAGAATAGTGTTGATCCATTTTCTATAGAATTTACAGTGGATTAATTTTTAATAATAATTAAAAGAAAATAAATATGTCAAATAAATTAGATCAGATAATTGATATTTCAATTAGTCTTTCAACTAAAACCGTAACCCAACAAGGTTTTGGTATTCAGATGATTTTAGGTGAAAGCATGAAATTAGATAGAAGAGTAAAAAGTTATGCTAATGTAACTGAAGTTTTAGTTGATTTTGCTGAAACTGATACAGAATATAAAATGGCTCTTGCTGCTTTTTCACAAGAAAAAACTCCTCCTTCTGTTTATATCGGAAAAAAGATTGTTGCTACTTCAACAGCAATTACAGCCGCAACTAATCCTTCCGGAGATTTAGTTAATATTAATAAAACTGCTCATAATTTAGAGTCAGGTGCTTCTGTAACAGTTACAGGATTTAATAAAGCTGAATATAATGGAACATTTGAAATTACTAAAATTGATGATGATAATTTCCAATATACAGCTGCTTCAACGCCTTCAGCAACTCCTGCTACCGGTTCAGGTTCTTATACTGCTCAAGAAACCTGGTCAAATGCAATTCAAAAATGTTTTGATTATGATTCTACTTGGTATGGCTTAACAATTAGTTCAAATGTTGAAGCTGACATTTTAAGTGCTGCAGGTAAAGTTGAAGCTTTGAAAAGAGTATTTTTGGCTAGAACTTCTGATGCTGATAATTTAGATGTTGCTCAAACAGGAAGCTTAATGTATCAATTAAAAGCTTTAGGTTATGATAGAACTATGACTATTTATAATGGTGATACAGCTAGTTATTTTGCTGATGCTGCATGGTTTGGAAGAATGTTACCAACTGTTCCTGGTTCTTCAAACTGGGCATTTAAAACTTTATCTGGTATTGTTGCTGATGAATTATTATCTTCTGAATCAGGTGCTTCAGGAGTATTTGGTAATAATGGAAATACTTATGAATCTATTGCTGGAAATTCAGTTACTAGATATGGTACTGTTGCAAGCGGTGAATATATTGACGTTATTCGTGGAGCTGATTGGTTACAAGCAAGACTTCAAGAAAATTTATATTCAACATTAATTAATGTTGAAAAAATACCTTATACTGATGCCGGTGGCGATATTATTGAAAATGACATTAGAGAAATTTTAGATATTGGTGTAGCTAATGGCTTAATTGCTTCTGATGCTGAAGGTAATGGTATTTATACAATTTTTGTTCCTGATGTTGCTGATATAGCTGAAGCTGATAGATTAGCCAGATTATTTTCAGGGGTAACTTTTGAAGCTACTTTAGCTGGTGCAGTTAATAAGATTGCCATTGCTGGTAACCTTTCCGTATAATAACTTTAAATAAAAATATATTATGTCTCAATCAATAGGAACTTTCGATTTTAAAAAACTAAGTGTTATCTTCGGTGTGTCTCAAATTACAGGATTTGCTGAAGGTGATGCTGTTGAAATAGCTGAAGAAAATGACGCTTTTAATTCAGTAGGTGGAGCTGATGGTTATGTTGATAGAGTTAAAAATAACTCTAACTTCTTAACTATTACTTTAAGGCTTCGTCAAACTTCTCCAACAAACCAGGTTCTTTCAGCTATTCATAATGCTGATCGTCTTGCAAGTGCTCCTCTTCCTATTTTAATTAAAGATAGATCAGGAAATACTTTAATTTCAGCAACTGCTGCCTGGATTGTTAAACATCCTACAACTTCATTTGGTAATGAAGCAAAAGAAAGGGAATGGATGATCAAGACTGGATCAACTTATGTTGTTAACTTAGGAGGAAATAATTAATTATGGCTATCAAAACAAAATCAGTTAAAATTGGCGAGCATGAAGTTACTATAATTCAATTTAATGCTTTAGAAGCTTTAAAACTAAGAAAAGAATTAGTTGAAAGTGTAAAAAGACAAGTTGGAAATGATGTATCTTTCGGCGAAGATTCAGGAGCTATTTTAAAAGCTGTTGCAGGTTTAGTCTATGAGATTCCAGAAGATATGTTTTTAAAATTGTTTAAAAACTGTTCAGCTAATGGAATAGGCTTAGATAATTCTGACAATTTTAATACAGTTTTTTCTGATAATTTAGATGGCCCTATAGAACTTGCTATGGAGGTGCTAGATATGAATGGTTTTTTTTCACTAAATATAGTTTCAATATTAGTAAAGAAGATTCCGATGCTAGCTCCAATGGAGGAAGGGTTAAAACAGTTCTTGAAAGACGCAAAGAAGGGTTAGTAAAAAAATTAGACTCAGATATTTTAGATGAGTTATTTATTTGGAGACTTGTTGTTGATAAAGTAATTAGTTATTCTGAAATTGAAAGTTTAAATTTTATTGACGCTTTAAAGTTAAATGCAATCTTAGATTTTAGGAAAGCATGCGAACAACTTGAGCAGGATGATTTAAATACTAATACAGAAAACAATGGCAACAAGTCTTAAAGAATTAATAGTTACTTTTCAAGCGAATGCTAAGCCAGTATTAAACGCTTTAAATCAAGTAGACTCAAAATTAAAACAAACAAGTAGAAGCTTAAGAGCTACAGGCGAATCATTTAGCAGAATGGGGCGTGAATTAGGTTTAGTAGTTTCTTTGCCTCTTGCTGCTATGGGTGCAGCTTCTATTAAGGCTGCTGCTGATGTTCAAAGTTTAGAAGCTTCATTAACTTCAATCCTAGCTAAATTTAATAAAGAAGGAAATATAGATGATGCTATAGCTAGCGAGATGCAATTCTTAAAAGAAACTGCTGAAGAATTAGGCGTATCTCTTCAATCTATTCAAAAACCTTACGTTCAATATTTAGCCTCTTCAAAAGATAGTTTAGAAGTTACTAGAAAAACTGCAAAAAGTTTTTTAGGCCTTTCAACTGCTTTAGGTTTACCTGCTGCTCAAACCCAATTAATTATTAAAGCCTTACAACAAATGCAGTCAAAAGGAACTGTAATGGCTGAAGAATTAAGATTGCAGTTAGGCGATAGTGTTCCAGGTGCTGTTGATTTATTTGCTGAAGCGATGGGTGTAGGAACAAAAGAATTTTTAAAATTAATGGAACAAGGTAAAGTTTCATCAAAAGTTCTTCAAGATGTTGCTGCAGTAATTGATAAAAAATATGGGGCTGCAATTCAAAAAGGATCAAGAAATATTAGAGCAAGTACAAACAGAATTTCAAATGCCTTCTTTTTACTTAGAGTAAATGTAGGTAGAGGATTGGATGAGACTTTTAAAGTTAATGAGAAAATGGCAGCTTTTGCCGAATGGTTAACTAAAGTTGCTAATAATTTTGCCAGGTTAGATGCTAAAGGTAAAAAAGTTATTTTAACTATAGGTTTATTTTTAGCTATAGCCGGTCCTTTATTATTAGCAATAGGTGCAATAGCAAGAATATTAAGTCTTGCTGTTCTAGGATTTAATTTATTAGTTAAGCCTATTGTTTTATTGGTCGGTTTTCTTCCAAAAATAATTGCTGCATTTAGAGTTTTAGGTGTTGTAATGGCAGCAAATCCAATAGGAGCTTTTATTACTGCAACTTCATTAATAATTATTTATTGGAAAGAAATTGTAGGTTTATTTGAAAAAGCTTTTTCTTGGTTATCAAAAATGAATTTAAGCGGTGTTTGGAGTAAGTTTAAAGATTTTACAGGATTAGGCGGAGAAGATACTGTTGTAACAAATGCTCAAACTGCTGTTGCTTCAGGTCCACAATCAACCCCTGCTAATTTTAATAATCAAAGAACAGTTAATAACAGTTTGACAGTCAATGTTCCACCTGGAATGGGTGCAAGTGATGCTTTAGGCTTAAAAAATGCAGTTAAGCAAGCATTACAAGAAGAAAATAGACAGTCATATATTGAATTAGGAGCACAATGAGTTTTTTTAGCGAAGCAGCGTCAATAATATTTAAACAACCATTTACTCAAAAACTAGGTAAACTAGAAGTAGATATTGTTTCATCAAGGAATATTACTGAAAAAGTATCTATTAGTAATAATCCAATTGAAGGCGGATTTAATACTGATAATGCTAAAGATGAACCTACTGAAATTTCTGTCAGTGGAATAATCAGTAAATTTTCATTAAAAAATTCTAAAATAACTCAAGTAACAACTTTACTTTCTGGAAGTATACCTAATAGATTAAAAGATGCTCATGATGAATTATATAGAATAAAAAATGAAAAAGAGCCTATAACTCTTGTGATGAAATACAAAAGTTATTCTAATATGCTTTTATCAAGTTTGAATTTTCCAGATGAAGCTAATAGCGGAGAAACTTTAAGATTTACAGCTGTTTTTAAAGAAATTAGAATAGTTGAAAGCCAATTAGTTAGTTTGGATAATTCAAGAATAAAAACTGATAGTGCTAAAAAGAAAAGTAGTTTTGGTAGACAAACAGGAACAGAAAAAGCTTTTGAGCCTAAGTCTACTATAAGTTTAGGGCAATTTGTTAAATCATTATTTTAAATATTATGGCTATAATAATACCTATAAAAGACAATCCTAATCATACTATTACAATTGAATTAGAATCGGTAATTTATAAATTAGGTTTTGTTTATAATACTGAAGGAGCTTTTTGGTCAATGACAATATGGGATGAAGATGATAATTTATTACTTTCAGGAATAAAAATTGTTGCCAATTATCCTTTGCTTTTTTCTCATAAAAATAATTCATTGCCAACTGGAGATTTTTATTGTGAAATAGCTGATACTCAAGCTTCAATAAATAGAAATAGTTTTTTATCAGGCGAAGCTAAATTATTATATTTAACTTTAGAAGAGGTGCAATCAATATAATTATGGGAAGATTATTTAACCGTCAAGCACAAATTTTAATAGGTAAGATAGGCTCAGTAGGCAAATTGCTTGATGGTGTAAGAGTTTCTTTTGATATTGATATGGATGATAACAAAGAAACTAATACGGGAAAAATTAATATTTATAATTTATCAGATGAAACTATAGGTTTACTTGAAGAAAAAGATACGTCTATTATTTTAAAAATAGGTTATGATAATGAAGAGTTAAGCACTTTATTTATAGGTAATGTTGTTTCTTATGAGCATGATTTTAATGAAAATGATGTTGTTACTAAAATAACTTGCAAAGATGGTTATATTCCTTTAACTCAAAAGAAATTATCTTTATCTTTTATTGAAAATTCAAATACTAAACAAATTATTGATAAAATTGTAGGTGATTTAAATTTAGCTAAAGCTGATTACTCTACTCTTCCTAATTATGTTTATAAACAAGGTTTTTCTTTTGTAGGAAGCCCCGGAACAGTTTTAGATACAGTAGTTAAAAGAATAGGATATGAATGGACAATTGCAAATAATGTTTTAATTATTAGTAAACCTAATGAGTCTAATACTCAAACTATAGCTCAATTTATATCACCTGGAACAGGATTAATAGATAAGCCTAAAAGATTTAAAGAAAAAAAGGTTAAAACTAAAAGTGAAAATAATAAATTAATTGATGGTTGGATTATAACCTCTTTAATTATACCTTCAGTTCAACCAAAAGTTTTAATTAAAGTTCAAAGTGATTCTGTTGATGGAACTTTTTATGTGAAAAGTACAAAATTTACAGGTGATACTCATGAGGGTCCCTGGTTATGCACAATTAAAGCTATAGAAAAATGAATACAATAGAACTATTAAACATTGTTATGGCTAATCGAATTGCAGATATGCATATTTGTATGCCAGGTAAAATAACTGAATATGATTATACAAAACAAAGAGCTAAGGTTCAACCGGCTTTAAATCAAACATATAATGATGGTGAAGAAATAGTTTTACCAATTATTCATAATGTTCCGGTAATTCATCCTGCAGCAGGCGGGGCTTCTATTACTTTTCCCGTAAATGTAGGTGATAATGTTTTATTAGTTTTTTCTGAAAGAAGCTTAGAAGAATGGTTAAATGTAGGTGATAAAGTAACTCCTGATGATCCTAGACAAAATAATTTAACTGATGCGGTTGCTCATTTAGGTTTAAATCCTTTTTCAACAACTTCACCGGCTGCTAATAATACAGATTTATTAATAAAATATGATGGATCAGAAGTTAAATTAAAACCTTCAGGGATTATTGATATTAATGCAACAGAAGCTAATATAACAACTCCTAATTTAAATATTACAGGTGATGTTGATATTACCGGAGATGTTACTATTTCTGGTAAAGTAACCGCAGCAAATGTTGAAGCGACAGCTGAATTAAAAGGAGCTACAGCTTTAATTGGTGGAAAAGATTTTGCTACTCATACTCATTCTGGTGTAACTTCTGGGCCGAGTAATACTGGACCCGTAACTTAAAATAGAATAAAATTATGACAACATTAGCAATAAATTCAGATAATGATTTATATTTTACAGATAGAAGATTAACTATTATATCTGGTTCTAATACTGATGAAGAAATTTTACAAAGAATTAAAATAAGACTTAGATTCTTTAAAGATGAGTGGTATTTGAATTCGGATCATGGTTTACCTTACTTTGAAGATATATTAGGAACTAAAAATGTTGATATAAATGGGGTTGAAAGTTTATTTAGAGAACAGATTTTAGATGTTGAAGGAGTGAGGGAAATAACAGAATCAGCAATAGATTATGATGGAACTACTAGGAAGCTCTCATATTCTTTTAGTGCTGTTTCAATTAACAATACAGTAATAACCGAAGATTTGGTTGTACTTTAAAGAAATTTTATTTAAAATTTAATTTCTTATGTAATAAACAAAAATTATTATAAACTATGACATTTGGAGTAACTTCTACAGGTTTTAATAGAAAGACAAATGAAGATATAATATCAGATTTAGAAACTGCATGGAAAAATGAATTCGGACAAGATTCAGATTTGAGTGAAGATTCACCTAACTCAATTATTATTGGATTAATTGGTGGAATGAGTGATTCATTATGGCAAGTTGCAGAAGATACTTATAATTCATTAAATGTAAATACTGCAGAGGATGTTTCATTAGATAATGCTTCTTCTTTAACTGGAACAGAAAGAAAAGGCGCTTCAGCTTCAACTGCCAATGTAAGTTTCAGAGGAGATAATGCAACTTCAATTCCTACAAATACTCAAGTAAAACAATCTTCAACAGGATTAATTTTAAAAACTTTAACTGATGAATTTATAGCTCAAGGATCTACAAACTGGATTCAAATTACAGTTACAACAATTACAGATAATGCCACATATAGATTTTATATTAACGGTAATACTTATTCTTATGTTGCAGATGCGACAGCAACGGCTGATGAAATTGTTGCAGGATTAAAAGCTGTTGTAGAATCAGCAGCAATCGGCTTAAGTATAACTGATGAAGGAAGCGGTTTAATGACTATTGAGGCTGATGATAAAAATGATATTTATGATATTACAGCAGATTCTAAAATGACTGTTGGTAAAGTTCAAAGTGTAATAGGTGTAGTTGCTTTAGAAATAGGAACAAATGAAATTGCAGCAAATACTATTGATGAAATTTCGACAGCTATTTCAGGGTTAGATTCTGTAAGAAATTATTTTGCAGGTGAAACTGGAAGAGAAATTGAGTCTAATCAAGAATTAAGATTAAGAAGAAAACAAGATATAGCCGTTTCAGGATTTAACTTTACTGATGCTATAAGAGCAAAAATTTTAGATGAAGTTGTAGGGGTAAGTTATTGTAGAGTTTATGAAAATGATACTCTTGCTATTGATTCTGATGGTATTGAACCAAAATCTTATGAGGCTATAGTCGAGGGAGGATCTAATACTGATATTGCTGAAAAATTATCTAAACTTAAAACTGCAGGTTTGCCTTCTGATGGTGATATAACTGTTGAAGTAACAAATGACCAAGGTATTCCTAATAATATAAAGTTTTCAAGACCTACAAATAATTATTTATGGATTGATGTTGTAATTGATTCATATAATACTGAAGAGACTTTTCCAGTTGATGGTGAAGCAGCAATTAAAGCAGCTTTATTAGAATTTGCTGAAGATGAATTTAATATAGGTGATATTATTGTTACTCAAAAATTTAATACTCCTGTCTATTCAATACCTGGAATCGGATCAGTAACAATAACTATAGCCTCTACAGGAACGCCTGGGGGAACTCCTAGTTATTCAGCAGCTAATATTAATTTATCAATTAGGGAAAAACCTAATTTTGATTTAAGTAGAATGACTGTAACATTATAATTATGAGCATTTACGATACTATAAAATTATTAAACATTGAGCAATTTAAAGATGCTCCTAACTTCAATAAAGTATTGCAGGTTGCAGCTACTACTTTTGATGAATTAAATACTGTATTTGAAGATTTAAAAATTTTATTAAGTATTTCAACTCAAGTAGGAACTCAATTAGATTTAATAGGTGATATTGTTGTTGAAAAAAGAGAAGCAAGAAGCGATGAAGATTATAGAAAAGCTTTAATATTAAAAATATTTAAAAATACTTCTAGGGGTTTTGTTGATGATGTAGTTGAAATTTTAACAGTAATTACAGATGCAACAAAAGTTGTTTATTCTGATAATCCACCGGCAGCATATACAATATTTACAAACGGACCTACACTGCCTGCAAATATTCATTCTGTAATGGATAAATTATCAGCAGCGGGAGTTGCTGTTTTAATATATGCTTCCCCTGGTGATGTTCCTTTTATTGCAACCGAAGTTGCTACAACCGCCGCTAATTTGCAAGATGATTTAGGTAATAATCTTGTAGATGATGCAGGCTCTCAATTTGTAGCTAACTATGAAGGAAGCGGTTTAGATGATAGATTGCAAGAAATATTTGGAGGTAGAGAGCTTGGAGTTGTAGAAACTTTTAATTTAACTACTGATACTGGTGATACTATAGTTACTGATACAGGAGCAATTTTAGGAGCTTATGATGAAGATCAAACAATTTTAGATAGCGGCTTAGCCGTTTTAGCTTATCAACGACAATAAATATTAATTATGGCAACAAAACCAATTATAACAATAGAATGGGCTACTGATGATGCAGTAGAAACTAGACAAGGTGGAAGTAATAAATTAGAACCCACTGATGAATTAAAATTAAATGGTAGTTTAGATGGAAATTATGCATTAAATCATTTAAATTTTATGTTTAATGTTTTAGGATTATGGAGTCAGTTTACAAATGATATGGTTGAAGCAACAACCGGCCTTGGAACTGGTTTAACTAAAGACGAACATTTTTCTATGATTCTTGCATTTGATACAACAAATTTAGATGATTATGTTTTAGGTTTTGCTTATAAACCAACATCTTCAGCAGGAACTACAAAAATAATTAGTAATAATACTTTGACTTTTGGAACGCCAGATGCAAATGGGGATATTCCTATTTCAGGCGCTACAGCAGCAAATATTAGAGCTTTTAGTATAAACTTTAAAAATAGTTAATTATGGCAAATATTACAATACCGGGCTTACCAGCCAAAACAGGAACAATTAGTGATGCTGCTTATTTACATTTGAACGAATCAAGTGTTGATAAGAAAATGACAGTTGCTCAATTATTGGCAAAAATATCAGATCAATATTCAGCTGATATAGTTACTTTTTTAGGTTCTGCAGATAAAGCAGAAGCAAGAGCAAATTTAGATATTGATAGAAGAGTAACTGTTGATGATGCAAATTATACCATTTTAGCTACAGATAAGGTTGTGGCTCAGATTGGAGCTATGTCAGCAGCTAGAACATTTTCTCTTCCTGAAGCTTCAACTGTCCAAGCAGGAGCAGAAATTATTGTTATTGATGAATCAGGTTCTGTTGATTCTACGAATAAAATTACAGTTCAAAGAAACGGAACAGATACTATTGATGGTTTAACGCAAAAAGAAATAGTAAATCCTTATGGGTTTTTAAAATTAATTTGCGATGGTGTTAATTCTTGGAAGTCACTTAATGAGTTAGAAGCATCTGATACAGTTAAAGGGATAGTAGAATTACTTACAGATGCAGAATTAACTATAGGAACGGATACTACAAAAGCAGCAACGGCAGCTAATATATTAAGTTTATTTGCAGCTAGTTCACAATTAACAAATGGTTATATTAGAATTCCTATTAATATAGGAGGGTCTTTTAATGAGATAATTATTCAATGGGGAACTTATACAGGAGGAGCTAGCAATCCTACAGTTAATCTTAATTTAACATTTCCTAACGCTAATTTAGCAGTTTTTACTAATGGTGTTCAAATAAATTTTAATACAAATGCACAAATAACTAATGTTCTTAGTAAAACACCATCAAATTTTACTGCGGCAACAGTAAATTCTACTAATGCTAGTGCACAAGTATGGGATTTTTACTGGATGGCTATAGGATATTAATAATTTATTACAAAATAATATGAAAATAAAAGTTAGTTACGATTCACAATCAGGATTAGTAAAAGGTTATTATCCTAATAATATTAATTATAATGTTATTCCTGAGCCATTTATAGAAATCAATGAAGATGCTCAAGATAAAACAGGAAAACAAATGGTTGTAGAAAACGGTGAATATAAAGAATATAAAAGTTTAGAACAAAAAATTATTCTTAAATTACAACAATTAGATAATTACCATTTTAATTCTTCTGAAATAAGAGAAATGAAAATAAATGATTATTTCATTTTATCATTATCAGGAAATGGTAGAGCTTTAATTGCTGAACAAATACAAAGTTTAGAACAACAAATAAAATTAAATGTTATAACTGAAGAAAGTGCAATATTTGAATATTTTTATAATGGAGGATCAATTGAAATTACTTTAGTTCAATTAAGACAATTGTATATATTTATGCTAAATGTTGTTAATACTAACTATGGTGTTTATAAAGCTCATATTCATGCAATAAAAAATCTATCTACAATAGAAGAAGTAGAAGCTTATGATTTTACAGTGAATTACTTAAAAAATCAAAATCTTGACTTAGTATAATGTTGTATAAAACTGATTCTTGCAAATATTTATTTGATAATCTTAAAAGCGGTGATTTCCTAGGATTTTACAAAAAGCCCTGGTATTATTTATTTGCAAGAATCATCTGGTTTATAACTGGTAATAAATTATCTCATATTGCAGGCGTCTTCGATGTTAGAAGAAGGCAAGGCGTAGTTACTTTTAAATTAGGTGAACAGATTGTATCAGAAGGTAAAATAATAAAAAAATATTCTATAGTTAAAATAGATGATAATGGCTATACTATTGATTCTAGGTTTAGACAAAAACATATAGATTTATATTTATTACCAAATGAAAATAAATTATCAATTGCTCAAAATAAAACTTTAAGAGAATACTGGAATAAAAAAGAAGATTATTCTTTTGAAGAGTTACCTTTCACAATAAATTGGATTCATAAATTATTTGGTGATAAAAATAAAATTTATGATAATAATTGTTCAACAGCGTGCAGACAATCAATGGTAGAAGTAGGAATAACAGATAATAAATTTGATGATTTAGTGCCTAATCCTACAGAATTTGCTAAGTTTAGCTACATTGGAGAAATAATTAAAATTATATAGGTTATTTTATGAAGTCTTTTACTAAAATAAAAAATAAGTTATGGTGCCCTCTTGTGAGTGCTTGTATTCAAATATTTGTTATAATGACAATATTTATGCAATTTTTTGAAATTAAAGATCATTATTATGCTTCTATTTCTAATGCTGGTATTAAAAAGAAAATTGAAAAAAGAATAAACCAGTGTGGTAAAGATTATTGGCTTAGTTGGATTGTTTTAGATGGTAATGTATCTAAAAGAAAATATTACTTTCAAGATGTTATAGGATGTAACCCTGAAAGCGGTATTAAAAATGATTGTTCTTTTTCAGTTAAAAATTCTAAGTTAAATCCGTTTTATAACGAGACTTATCATAAATTAGATAAAAATACTTATAAGCTTCTTATGGGTATGGACACGGGGCTTGTTGGGTATTATGATAATTTAACTAAATTAAGAACTTATAAAGCTATGAATGAAGCTTTAAATAGTTTTAATAAAGAAATTAAAGTATTAGGATTAACTGTAACTAAAAATATTAAACAAAATATTGTTTATGTTTTTGCTATGACTAAAACTGGTGATAGTAAAATGACATGCAATAAATCTGATATAATTAATATTTTAGAAGATTTATCAATATATGCTAAAGAGAAATTATAATAACTATGTCAGAATTATTTACAGAAAAAGCTTTTTGGTTTATGGCTGCTCTAGTTTTATCACTAGTTGCTGTAATATATAGATTATTTAATGGCTCTTTGCAAAAAGATTTAAAAATACAAAAAAGCGATTTAAAATCAGAATTAATAAAATATTTTGAAGTTAAATTTGCAACTGATATTAGTGATTTAAAAACTAAATTTAGTGAAGTTAAAAGTGAATTAGAGTCATTTAAAAGGCATGAAGATAATAATTCTAAAATGCAAGTAAAATTATTAAATAAATTATTAAAAAAATTAGATAAAAAAGATCCTAATATTTTTGATGATATAATGGAAGATTAATTATGAAAAAACAAACTTTTGAACTTATTAAAATTTTTTTAGATCATTTTGATAAGCATAAAATTCAAGGTCGTATGTTTTTCTTTAATTTGAGTTTATCTTTAAGTTTATTCTCTATAATATTAGGAATATATACCGGTCAAGCTATTTACGACTGGATTTATAATTTTAATTGCAAATAATATGACAAACGATTTTTTACAAGATTCTAAAGGAAATAAAAGCTCTAAAAGATTATGGGGTTCAATTTGTTTAGCTAATGGTATTGGTTTAAAGAACGCCGAATGGCTTTGCGGCTTTTTTGGTAAAGTTATAAGTGCTGATCAAATTGTGGCTATGCAACAAGCTTCTTCATCATTAATAACTATAGGTTGTGTTCTTTTAGGTTTAGGTATAGGTGAAAATTTAAATAAAATATTTAAAAGAAAATAAATATGTTAAGTAAAATTATTGCAGCTTTAGGATTTGTAGGAGGAATATTTTTATTCTTTTTAGGAAAACAAAGTGAAAAAAATAAACAAACTAAAAGAAAAGTAAAAACTTATGATGAAGCAAATAAAACTCGTAAAGAGGTTAAAAATATTTCTGATGACAAGCTTGATGATGAGCTTGATAGCTTGCTCAACGATTAAACAAAGTGAATGTATTTGGGTTGAAGATAATTTAATTACTTCTTCTGAAGCTAAATCTTTAAGTATTGAGTCTAAAAGAAATATTATAAGACATGAAAAAAATTATGATAAATTTTGCACTAAATAATGTTTAAACAATTCTTATTTACATTTCTATTAATCCTACCTTTTCAGTGTTCTCCTCTTCTTGCAGAAACAACTAAATTTAGTGTAGGCCTTTCTTATATGTATGCTAATATTAATGATAAAGATTTTGATTTCGTTGAGAAATACGAACTTGTTAAAAATCCTAAAGACCAATTACAAAGTTTTAATATTAGTTCTTCTGTTTTTTATGATAACGGGATTAATATAGCTTTTAGTACAAATAGATTATTTAATAAAAGTATTAAAAGAAGTGTAAAACGTAAATCAGATGGTTTAATATTTAAAAATGAAACTAAAACTACTATAGATTCTATAAATTTAGCTTATAAAGTTAAAAGATTCAATCCGGGTATTGTTTTGGCAAACGTTGGAATGAGTAAACATTTATTTTATAATGACCGGGTTGTAGGTTATGAAAAGAAAAATGCTATTGTTGGAGGATTTAACTTAGGTTATTTTGCGACAAAGCATTTATTGCCTTCAGTAACTTATATCCTGCCAAATAAAGAATTAGATCTTGAAGGCGCAGTTTCTATTAATATTAATTATTTATTTTAGATTATGAATGGTTGTAAAGTTATAACTAAAGAAGATTTAACTAGAGAAAATTTTCACTGGACAGAATGGTTTAAATCTGATACAGCTAAAAAATTAGGTATAGATAACTATCCGGATCCTATAGATGAATTTTTAATATTAGATAATCTTATGTCAACTGCAGATATGGGCCAGGAAATAAGAGATATTTTAGGTTGTGTTGTTAGTGTTAGTAGCGCTTTTAGATGTAAAATTTTAAATGATGCAGTTGGTTCTTCAGATAGATCTCAACACTTACAAGGTTTAGCTATTGATTTAAAATCAAATAGTTTTGGAACACCTAAAGAAATTATGATAAAATTACATTCTGTAGGGTTTTTAGTTGATCAATGTTTATGCGAGGGAAGTTGGCTACATGTAAGTAGATTGAATAATCAAGAAAGTAAAAATAGAATGATGTACGGATATTACTTACCAAATCCTAAAACAGGTAAAAGAGAATTTAAAGCAATATAATTATTAACAATTTTAAATAAAAGATTATATCAAAAAAATTACATTTAGCTAAATTACCGGCACCGGAAACAGATTTAGCTTTTGATAGAATATTAGGACTTAAAGAAGGTGATAAATTCGGATATATTCCGTCTTTAGCAGCTTCAATAGTTAGAACCGATGATGCAACTTGGGTTGATTTGTGGGCTTTTGGAGGTAAAAGGGAATTTAATGATACTAATTTTACTCCGTTTTTAGCTAGTAGTAACGCCGCTGATACAAGTATTCCTATTGAAATTACATATTTAGATACTGATGGCAATGAACAAACAACAACAGTTACAACTGATGCTGCTGACGGTAGAACTCCGGTTAGTTTAGGAATAGAAATTTCTGAATCATTTAGAGCAGGTATTTCAGGAGATACAGAAATTCAAGGTAATATATCTTTAGTAACTATTAATAATTTTACTAATGGTGTTCCAGATGAGCAAGATGAAGTTGTATGGCATATTTTAGCAGGAGATAATCAAACTCAACTTTGTTTAGGTAGAGTACCCGCCGGAATGAAAAGAAGAATAAAAAATATTGATTGCGGTGTTCTAAGAGATAATGGTGGAGGAACTGCAATACAAGCTGTTTTTCAAACTAAAGCACCTGGTGGCGTATGGAAAACAAGTAGAATAAGAATTAGAGATGTTTCTGATGCAACTACTTTTGTTTCCGGAACTATTGATTTTGAAGATATATCAGTTTAAAATAATTTTTTCCAACAAGCTAGAATATTCATAAACAATATTTCTAGTTTACTTGGGCAATTTAAATGGTACCTTTCAGGACTAAAAGACTTATTATCACTACTTATAAATATTTTATAAGAATAAATTTCACCTTTAGAAATAATAGTTCCGCATTTATTACAAGTATATTCTTTTCTTGCTCTTGGTTGTTTTATATCAATAAGTCTTTTAGTCATTTTGTTTTATAAATAAAGTTAATAAAAAATTAAATAGGATCATTCTTATAATATTTCATTGCTGGTATAAGAATTTCTATAGCTAATCTATCATTATCTTTATTTAAAGCTGATTCTACAGCTTCTAATTGACTTTTTAATTGTACAATATCTGTTAATATTGCTTCTTTATTATAATTATTAGCAGTCAAATATTCTATATCTGACATTACTCTTACCATTGATCTAGGTTTAGTTGGTTTAAAATCTTTACACATAATAATTTAATTTAAATATTCATACAAAATCTATAATCTTCTATAGTAGAATTAGTTGCTTTACACCTATTATGTGAAGCCATACCTGCTTTATATAAAATAAAAGCTGCTAATATGATTGCTGAAGAAAACAAAATAATTTCTAAAGACTTTTTATATAAGTTTTTCATACGTTCCATTTATGATTAAATTAATAATTATTTGTATTATAAATTGTAATATTTAATATGTAAACTATATTTTGCATATTTTTAAATTTAATTGCCAAACCTAGTTAATCTAGGAAAATCAGATCTTATAAAACCATTTATTTCATCAGTTTTATTCATTTCATTTAATCTGATTCTTTCTCTTCTTCTTGATTGCCTTCTAATTAAAGGCTCAGAAATTTTAATAAATCTAGTAAAAGAAAAATCAGGTTGGCAAATTATATCGGCAACTCTTTCTTCTAAAGGAGTTGAAGTTGTTTTAAAATTTAAAATACTATCTCTTAGTTCTGAATGTGTCATATTATTCTCCTGAAATTATATTAAGTTCATGATCTAAAGCTTTTATTTCTTTATTTAATAATAAAATAAAATTAACTTGATCAGCAAAATTAGATTTAGCTCTTATAAACATTGACTTTACACAAATATCAGTGTTTAAATTTAAAAAGTATTCTAAATAATGGCTTACTTCAAAAACAGGATTAACTTTACCTGCAGAATATAAGCTATAAAGCTTATTGATTTTATTACTAACTATTTTTTGTCTTTTATTTATAAATTTATTTAAATTTTTCATGTCGTTCCTTACATTTAATTAATAAAATATGAATTAATCTTTAACTCATATTAATATTATAATATATAAGAACTTAAATGTAAACTACATTTTACATATTTTAAAATATAATTTATTATTGCTTCATTTTGATACAACATCTTTGAATTTAAGATAGTTTATAAGTTCTTGTTGGCTTAAGGCTTTACCTTGTAAAGAAGGCATTACTTTTTTATGATCTAAGCAGTTTGAAGCTAATATATGTATTATTCTAACCGGTTTTGTTAATCCTCCTTGCCTTCCTAATCTTTTATTAAACTGTTGATAATGTTCAAGATTATTAGTTAAGCTGAACCAAACTATAATAGATCCACCTTTTTGTAAGTTTAAACCATGTCCGGCTGACGCAGGATGGGCTATTAACATTTTTATTTTACCTGCATTCCAATCATCTTCATGTTTTGCAGTTTTTAATTGAACAGCTTTAGGAAAGTATTTTTTTATTCTTAATAAATCTGATTGATAATGATAAGCTACTAAAATATTTTCTCCAGGGTTTTCTTCAACTATTTCTTTTAAATCTTTTAGTTTTTCATCATGTATTATATGAATATTTTTATCTTCATCATAAATAGCTCCATTACACATTTGCAATAATTTATTTTCTAATGCTGAAGCTGAAGCAGCAGTTATTTGAATTTCTTTTTTAAGTTCTTTAATACGATCATTATTTTCTTTAATTTTATTATCATCAAAAGTAGCAGATTTCTTTAAGTTTCTTAATTCTTTATGTAAATCTTCTGAATGTTCTAAATCAATAATAAAATGTTTTTTAAGTTCTTTATATTGTTCTTTTGCTTTATCTGGTAAATCTATAAGACGAGTTAAAGGTATTACTTCAGGTAATTGTAAATAATCTTTTGATTCCATACTCATACAAATATCACTGATTAATTTATCAATTTCTTCTTTTGCCCCTGGTTTTAATTCATAGTTAAAACCTGTATAATCTTTATTAAAAAA